AATGGAAAATCAACAAGATGAAAGGATGTTTACTCCTGAAGAATTAGAAGCAAAAAGAAAAGAAATGCTTAAGTTCTATGAAGAGTCTATGCCTTATTTAAAGGCTCAATTTGAATATGAAGAAATTCTTATGAAAATTGATGAAGTAAGATTCAAAAGAACTAACATTCAAATGCAGTATGCAATGATGATGCAGGCTCAGCAAGAGATGGAATCAGAACCAGAAGGATCAGATCATGACATTGACAATGAACCAACAGCGCCTGAGCAGACTAAAAGAAAGCTTAGAAAAGAATAGTTATGGCTTTAGTAAATCAAGTACAGAAGAAAGTAATAATGTCAAAGAAAGACATTATTAAGTTTCAAATTATTACTCATTGTTATGTAAATAAGGTAGCATTGAGTGATTCAGATTTTGAGTGCTTGACCTTGCTTAGTACAATTGGCCCACTAGAACTATCAAGTTTCTGTTATGAAGCTTCAAGTGAATATTCAATTTTTAAATCAGAACAAACAGTAAGGAACTGTATTAATAAATGTGAAAAGCATTCATTAGTAGTTAAGGATCCTAAAAATAAAAAGATTATTGTAGTTAATCCTAATTTAAAAATTCAAGTTGAAGGTGATATATTGTTAGACTATAAATTTTTTGGCAGATGATACCTAAAAAGTCATCTGCCATCTACAAAGAACTTGTAGAAGAAATTGATGTTCCACTAGAACTTGTGGAAGATTTAGTACAAGCATATTATAAAACTGTGAGAAATGAACTTACAAATCTTACAGAACCTAGAATAAATGTTGAAGGCCTTGGCCAATTTGTAGCTAGACCAGCGTTAGTTAAGAAATCTATTGCAAGATATACAAATATGTTGGATCATCATGATACGTCTACTTTTAAAGCATATTATAATAAAAAGATGCTAGAAGAAAAATTAGATAAACTTAAAAGTTTAGATGCAAAACTTGATGTACAGGATTTAAAAAAACAAGAATTTATTAAAAAGAAAAATGAAAGCAGCACTGAAAGCAATTTGGGAGAATAAAGCAGCTATTCTTGAAGGTATTAAGAACTCAGTAATTAGAGATGAGTTTGTAGAAGACGTAGCAAGAATGAGATATGATGTATGTGATGAATGTCCAAGCAAAGGTAAAAAGTGTGCAGTAAAAGGTACAGGTCCTTGTTGCAATGAATGTGGATGCTCATTAGCTTTTAAGACTAGATCTCTTTCTTCAGAATGTCCTCTCGGTAAGTGGCAAGCAATTGCTACAGAAGAAGAAGAAGATAAATTAGATGAATTATGAGCATAGTATTTAACGCAGATGATCACAGTTATGTTAGTGTAGATCCAAATGATCAGATCAAATGGACTAGTGTAACAACTCTTATATCCAGTCTTAAGAAACCTTTTGATGCTAAAGAAGTTGCTAAGAAAGTTTCTAAGAATAAGAAATCTAAATGGTATGATATAAAGCCTAGCACTATCATGGAAATCTGGGACAATGAAGCTAACAGAGCAACTACTCTCGGTACATTTTATCATAACCAAAGAGAAGCTGACTTATGCTCACTTGCATCTATTGAGAGAGAAGGTGTAAATGTTCCTATCTTTAAACCCTATGAGGGAGAGAATGGTTTAAAGATTGCTCCTTCACAAAAGCTTGATCCAGGCGTGTATCCAGAACATATGGTCTATCTTAAGTCAGCAGGCTTATGTGGCCAATCAGATTTAGTTGAAGTAGTCAATGGTAGAGTTAATATCATTGACTACAAAACTAATAAGGAGATTAAAACAGAATCATATAAAAACTGGGAAGGAATGTCTGAAAAGATGTTATCACCAGTAGAACATTTAGATGATTGCAACTTTAATCACTATGCTTTACAGTTAAGTATCTACATGTATATTATTCTAAAGCATAATCCTAAACTTCAACCAGGAAAAATATTTATTCACCACATCTTATTTGAAAAAGGTGGTGAAGATCAATATGGTTATCCTATTGCTAAATTAGATGAGAATGGGGAACCAATAGTATTAGAAGTAATACCAATGCCAATACCTTATCTTTATGATGAGGTTATCTCTGTTATTAATTATCTCAAGGATAATCCTTACATTATTAAAAAGAAGTAGTTATGATATTTTATGAAATAAGAGAAGTCAATCCTAATTATCCAGGCCGTAATAAGATATTAGCTTATAAAGGAACTATATTATTTAGATATAAAGGTAAGTTATTATGTTATCTTAAGCCTTTAAAGAATAAATCTAAGAGTTTTGAAGATCCTAAAAATCCAGATGTATATTTACCAATTGGATTTATTGTCTGTAGAAATGATAGTCTATTGTATTATCAACATTATTTAGCTACAGGTTTTATAGATGGTTTAAAAAATATATTAGGTATAAAATCAAAACCAAAAATTGAAAATCCATTTACATGATTGTAAGATTATTTGATGTTCAGAATGGTAAAGTAATTCCTACTGAACACTGCTATACACTAAAGGCACTTAAAGATGTAATGGATAACTATCCAGATGATTATCTTAAGATATATCAGTATCTATTCTATATGACATGTCCTAATCCAGACATGAATCCATTCTTTCATACTCCGGAAGTAGACAAAGAATCTATTATTTTAAATGAAATCAAAGCAGAGTTTTCTACAGAAGATGATGATGTACACACTGCTTTATTGTTCTGTCAAAGATTGTATGAAACACCTACATCTAGAGCATATAAAGGAATGGCATCTATGTTAGATAGATTAGCCAGATACATGGAAACAACAACCATTACTGCAGGTAGAGATGGGAATATTAATTCATTAGTAGCTGCAGCTAAAAACTTTGACCAAATTAGAGCATCTTTCAAAGGAGTCTACAAAGACTTACAGGATGAGCAATCCAGTAAGGTACGCGGAGGAATTGGAATGGCATATGACCAATAACTATGAGTGAAATTTATCAAGACATACCAACATATAACAATGGAAAATGGACAACAACTAGCTTTGAATCCAGAGAGGACTTCAGCAACTTCATATTTGGAGTTTTCAAAGAACCTGGTAAGTACGGCTTCAACGACACTACTAATCAGATATTTATATCTGAGTCAAGAAAGTTTAGAGATACAGGAGTATATTGCACAGCCCCCTTCAAGTCTAAAGACTTTATAAATTATTGGGATGATCAAAAGCAAAAGTGCCGTAAAGGTATAATTGTAAAGGATGGTATCAACACATGGTTTCTTGCAAGAGAATACTACATGTGGTTAAACTTTCTACCAATCTTTAACAAAGAGATTCAGAAGTTTGGTTTTGCTGATATCAGGGACGCACAGTATCATATGGCATTATATGAGTTTCTTGCAGAGTTGAACTATAAGCATGTAGCTATTCTAAAGAAACGTCAGATTGCATCTTCTTACTACCATATGGGTAAACTCATTAACCAGCAATGGTTTGAAGCAGGGGTTACTCTAAAGATAGGAGCCAGTCTCAAAGATTATATAAATGAAAAAGGATCCTGGAAGTTCTTACAAGAATATGCAGCCTTCTTAAATGAGCATACAGCATGGTATAGACCTATGTCTCCAGACAAGGTAATGATGTGGCAGCAGAAGATTGAGGTAAGGAAAGGAGATAGAAAAACAGAAGTTGGTCTCAAAGGTACTATACAAGGTATGTCATTTGAGAAAGATCCAACAAATGGTGTAGGGGGTCCAGTAAAATACTTCTTTCATGAGGAAGCGGGTATTGCTCCCAAGATGGATCAGACATATGAATACATGCGCCCAGCTATGCGCTCAGGTATGGTTACTACAGGTATGTTTATTGCAGCAGGATCTGTGGGTGACTTATCTCAATGTGAGCCTTTAAGAAAGATGATTACTAAACCTCATGATAATGATATCTATGAGGTAGAAACAAATCTTATAGATAATAAGGGAACTATAGGTACCTCAGGTTTGTTTATTCCTGAGCAATGGTCTATGCCTCCTTATGTAGATGCATATGGTAATTCACTTGTAGAAGAAGCATTAAAAGCTTTAGATGACCAGTTTGCTACCTGGAAAAAAGAACTTGATCCGGAAACCTATCAGTTGAGGATTTCTCAGCATCCTAGAAACATTCAGGAAGCTTTTGCACATAGATCTGTGTCTAAGTTTCCAACCCACTTAGTTGCTGCACAGCAAAGAAGAATAGAAGAAAAGGAATATGCTTATGAATTCTTAGATATCTATACAGATGAGATGGGTAAGATTGCAGTAAAGTCAACTGATAAGCAACCTATTAAAGAGTTTCCTGTAAGTAAAAAAACAGAAGATAAAACTGGAGTACTTGTTGTATGGGAAAGACCTATTAAGGATCCTACATTTGGACAGTACTATGCATCTATTGACCCCGTGTCAGAGGGTAAAACAACTACATCAGAATCACTCTGTTCTATTTATATTATGAAAGCTCCTGTAGAAGTTACTAAAGTAACAGCAGGAGAAACGGAAACATACATAGAACCAGATAAGATTGTAGCTGCTTGGTGTGGTAGATTTGATGATATTAATAAAACTCACCAGAGACTAGAGTTAATCATAGAATGGTATAATGCCTGGACAGTAATTGAGAATAACATCTCATTGTTTATTCAGTACATGATATCAAGAAAGAAGCAAAGATATCTTGTACCTAAGAGTCAGATCTTATTCTTAAAAGATCTAGGTGCAAATGCTAACGTGTTCCAGGAGTATGGTTGGAAAAACACTGGTACATTATTTAAGGCTCACTTACTAAGTTATGCTATTGAATATTGCAAAGAAGAACTAGATGTGGAAACTAAACCAGATGGTACTATTGTAAGAACTAAGTATGGTATAGAACGTATTCCAGATCCTATGTTACTTAAAGAAATGCAAGAGTATGCAGATGGTGTCAACGTGGATAGATTAGTATCCTTTGCAGCAATGGTTGCATTCATGAGAATACAGCATGCTAATAGAGGCTATTCTAAAAGAGTTATCATGGATGATGCTTCTAAAAACTTGCAAAAGTCAGATAATTTGTTTAAATTAAATAGAAGTCCGTTCCGTAACTTAGGGATGGGCTCATCTTTTAATTCTGAAAAATTTAAAAGGTCGCCTTTCAAAAATATTAAATAAAAGCTATGCAGGTATATAACGCAATGCAATTAAAAAAGGGAGCAAAAGTTGAACACAGCCGTTTAGGTAGTGTAACTCAACCTTTGCAATTTATTCCTAAAAAAGAAAAAGATGAGCAATGGGCTGCATGGAATTTAGATTGGCTTGAGTGGCAAGGATTAAAACAGATCCGTAGAAATGCCCGCAGATTAATGAAGAATTATAAGCTGGCAAAAGGTATTATTGACCGTTCAGATTACATAGTTGAAGAGAATAATGAATACAGAGACATTGTAGAAACACTTACAAAAGAAGATACCTCAGCACTTGAGCTTAAATTTTATCCAATCATTCCAAATGTTATTAATGTTTTAGTAGGAGAGTTTGCTAAAAGATCTACTAAACTTACATATAGAGCTGTTGATGATGTTTCATATAATGAAATGTTAGAACAGAAAAGAGCTTTAGTTGAAGAAACACTAATGGCTGATGCTCAGACTAAAATTATTTCAGCACTTATTCAACAAGGACTTGACCCTAATTCACCAGAAGCACAACAGCAATTAGACCCACAAAAAATTAAATCCTTACCAGAGATTGAAAAGTTCTTTCAAAAGGACTATAGATCTATGATTGAGCAGTGGGCTACACATCAACATAAAGTAGATGTGGAAAGATTTAGAATGGATGAGTTAGAAGAAAGAGGTTTCCGTGATATGCTTATTACAGATAGAGAGTTCTGGCATTTCCGCATGATGGAAGATGACT